TATTTTCTTGCATTTAAGGCTCCTTGTAAAAAGCTTGCCCATTCCATTCCCTTTTTATTCCAGTTGTAAAATCTTTTATAAAATTTTTGTTGTTCTTCTAAATGCTCTTGTATGAATGATTCATGTAAATAACCAGCTGCAACCTCGATTGCTGCTGCAGTATCCTTAGCCATTGTTTCGTAATTGGTGGAGTAGTTAACGTACACTGGCCATTCAGCACATGTTTCATATAAAGCTCCAAAATTATTACTGATAACATGAACACCAGAAGCCAACGCCTCTAAAGCAGACGCACAGGAGGTCTCTTCAAATATTGATGGATATACAAACATATCATAACTTGGCATCACTTCTCTTATATATTCATTCGGTTTGTAGCCAATATAATTTACATTAGTTAATTGTTCAGCTTGTTCGTAAAGTGGTTTAAATTGATCATCATTTTGTTTTTTAAATTCGTCACCGTAAACTTGTGTTGAACTATAAACATCTAAACTAATAGAAGGATCTTTAATTTCTTGCATAGCTCTAAGCACTACGTTCAAACCTCTCCAAGGTGTGCAGTGGTGAATCAATTTTATTGGATTACCTTTTTGATAAATTTTTCTTTTTGGGAAAGCTTCAATTCCATTTTTAATAACAACTGATCTATCCGTTGGAATATCAAAAGCGTATCTAAATTTTTCATAGTTCCAATGACTATTAAATACATACCAATCGTATTCTTTGTGCCTTTCTTTATTTCTAAAAAAAGGTTGTAGATTGGGTTGATCCCAAGAATTTTTTTGCCAAAGAATATTTAGTTTGTTTGGATCAATTGGAACCTTGCCTGGAATGGAAGTACATATTTGTACTTGATCAAGCAGTTCTTTTGGAACATGCTTGTGGAGCATTTCCATTTGTAGCTCAGTGGCTCCTCGGGGTTGCATTATTCTTTTTTTAACAAATTTGATATCATTAATCAAGTTTTCATTCTATATTTATTGTTAAAGATAATTTATTTTCATTTTTACTTAATACTTGGTGTGATGTATTTTTAGGAATAATACAAGTATTTTCAGATGTGAGCGTAAAATATTTATCACCTAGTCTCCATTCAGAAGATCCATAAATTTGTTTAACTATAACATCGTATTTGTGGTCGTGATATGGAAAACTCGGAAGCTTACCAGGCTTAGAAAAATACATATTACAATTTAATATTAACCCAGTTTCATCGGTAAGTTTTTTATTTAAATTTCTAAGCTCATCGTTTAAGTCAAATGTATTAGATATTATTGTCGTAAAACCTAAATCATAAAAATGTTTCCATTTGTCATAATTTAAGTAACTATCAAGTTGAAAAAAAACAGTAGATACTGAAGAACCATCTTCAGCTATAATTTCAACAGAAGGTTGACCTCCTGAATATCTAAAAGGCCACCTGTGTTTTATCTTTAAAAAATTTAAAACATCTTCTTCTTTTAAGTTAATCGTATGATTTTTAATTATGTTTTCTAATTTAATTAAATCTATCATCTACTTGCCGATTATATTTAGTTGGCACTAAGGGATTGTATTATTCTTTTGTTTTAGCACCCATAGAAACTTTTGTCACCTTTATTTCGAGGTCTTGTCTAAAATCATCCACAGAAGTATCAGTGTTGGGATCAGCAACATCAGCATCAAAATCAGCTTTAGTAGCATACACCTGTCCTGTTCTTTTGTGTTTGATAATCTCTTTTGCTTCCGCAGGTATTTTTACGAGATCGCTCATTGTTTTCTTCCTTGTTTGTTGTATGGTTTATAATCTCTTTTCTCATTTTTGTTAAGTCTTTTTTTATGACGACCAGGACGTTTCCTAGGTTTATCTCTTTCTACAAAATCTTTAAATTTTCTAGCCATTCTCCTGCGATCTATCTATCAAAGCATAGCTGACAGATCCTGTAATTTCATTAGCTGTATCAGCTTGCACTTTAAGAATATCATCTGCTTCCATATTTAAACTAGATTTTATAAAATTATCAAAACCTGCTGATAAAGTTTCATGAGCGATGTCCACATCTGATCCTCCAGATTTTTGTAAAAATACATCTACGGCAATACTTCCTCCAGCTTGATGAGAAATTTGTAATGATTTAGCAATAATAGTTGCATCTGATGGACACGTTAAAATAGTAGTCACATTAGTTGTAGTTAAATCAAATGTTTCGCTTTTATATCTTATTGTCATTGCATGAAATAATTAAATGAATCTTGTTCGTTTTTTAATTCTTGTTGATAAGAAGTGTTTAACTTATCTTGCATCGTTCGTAAAGACTGAGTGACTTGTCTTTGGTTTTCTTCTGTGTACTCAGGAGTGGGTTCAGGTATTACTATATCTACTCTAGCCATTATTAATATCCTGAGTGTAGTCCACCGGCTCCAGATGTGTGTCTAGATTGAGTTTTAGAAGTTGATTTTGTAGAAGTTGTCTTTGGTCCAGGATCACCACCTCCGCCTCGGTAAATGTCTTGATTAGTAGGTTGCATATTAGTAATACGTGGATTACTTGTGGTTATTTGTCCTTGCATGTCTCTGATAATATCTCTTTCAATAGCTTTTTGTGCTCTGTTGTTTCTTAAAATACCTGCAAGTCCTTTTGCCGAGTCTGGTAATAATGAACCTACTGTAAAAGCTGCTGTAAGAGGATTAGAAAAACCCATAAGATTACTTCCTCCAATAACTGATTTAAAAATATTCCCTTTTAATCCATCAAGTCCTAATTTTCTAATAGCAAAATCTGTGACTAAATTTTTACCAACATTCTTTGCTAACCCCTTAACATCTATTGGTGGCATTTGTCCTACAAGATTATCCTCAACCATGAGGTTTTCATTAACGGGTGCAGTGTTAATAGCTGCAATGCCGTTTATATTAGATGGTTCATAGCCACTAAAGTTAGGATCTTGTGTTATGGCTCTTTGTTGATCTAAAATTCTTTGTGTTATAGGATCCATTATCCCCTCATTCCATCTGGTTGTACATCAGCTCTAAAAGTACCATATCTCCAACTTTGATCTGTTGAAAGGTTAGCTACCTTCACACTAGCAAATCTAGATCTGGCACGTGTATCTACTTTATCAGTAGAGCTTGTTATTGTAAATGGCCCTAAAGGTGAGCTCGCTGCTGTGCTTGTTGGGTAATTTCTTAAATTAATTGTGATTTGAGCATTTCCTTCGAGTCTTTTAAAATCAGGAATGAACCTTCTCATACTCATAAAAAACTCTCCATCACCACCAACACTTAAATCAAAATCTCCTGATTGAATAAATGCGGGTATAGCCGTTTTGTTACCAACACTATCGACCTGATTTACACCCACCTCATGAGCATAATAAGTCGAAGCACCATTGGTATTTGTAACTCCTTGGATAGTAGGAAATGTCGGAACTGCTGTGCTATCAAACTCTGTTGCATATGGATTGTCAAATAATGTTGAATCGTGAAAAGAAGTTCTTGCTAAAGAACCTGTTGTCCAAGCGTTCTCAGTGTAATTGTATGTAACTACTCTATCTACTAATTCAGAACCATTCTTAGGATAAAACCAATTTATCTCTTCGTACAAATGATTAAGACCTGCGTACACTTGTTCTCCTGCGCTATAGTTAATTCCTAAATTATTTCCTGTATTAGTAAATACAAAATCTTCAACTAAACACGGAACTGATTTAACTGTTCCATCAAATACAAAAAAACCTCCTGCTTGTCCCATCCACCAAACTCTTCCGTTAACATAGTGTAAAGCGTGTTGACCAATCAACCCACAGTTACTTCCAACCTGTCTAATAGAAAAGGTAAAAGGTGGTCCAACAAACTGCATAACATATGCAGAAGTATCTGTTAAAATTAAAATATAATCTTTACCTTTTGCCGCTCCTACAATTTTTACACCCGAGTCTAATCTAAAAGTACCAGCAGTGTTAACTGAAGTTGGTGCATATTCAGATATATTCTCTTGATCAGAAAATCTAATAAACATTTTATCTTGTGTAGTACCATCTCCAACAGTCGTTTCTGTTCCAAGCAATATTAAATGTCTATCTCTATCTGATACAATAGACATCACAGATTTTGTTGGTGCTCCACTTACAACAACAGCTCTTGTTGTTAAAGCATTTACATCTGCATTAATCGGATTCCAAGAAAAAGTTTTTCCGTTTTTAATTGTAGCTATCATAACTTGACCAAAATTATCTATTGACCAAGAAGCGGGATCAATAATTAAGTTACTGACTGTTGAAGGAGATCCCCATGTTCCTCGTCCCCAAGTACCTGTTCCCCAACCATACCCTGCTGTTGCATTTAATGGACCTGGTTTAATATATGGGTTCACTGTGGCAGCACCACTAGCGGATGTAGTTGCTGATGCAGCACTAGCCATTGTAATTGTAAAGCTGTTCGCTGAAGATGTAATTACTTCAAATGTATTTGTTTCAAAATCAGATGCCACATATCCTGCACCACTTGGAGGAGTTACAGATGTAAAGGTAAACAGATCCCCTGCCAATAGACCATGAGTTGTTTTGTTTACGGTGACTGTTGCTGAAGTATCTGTGGTATCGAACGTACAACCCGTTAGTGCTGTATCTAAGGGTGTGATATCATAAAAGCCACCTTCGTAATAAATAAACAAAGCTTTGTTAGTTCCTAAAGCTGCGTACCTTCTTCCATCTAAATCAGCCCACACAAGTTGTTTTCTAACAGCTCCGACTAAAGTGTCAGATGTAATTTGTTCCCAACCACCAATTTTTTCAGGGGATCCATATCTGAATCTTACAAAATCCCCATCAGTCCATTGACCTTCTGCTCCGGTCTCTGTAACTTGTTTATTAAAGCCTGGTGCTATTTGTATGTTTGTTAAGGGCATGTTGTATTATACCTTATTATAATAGATAGTAAAATAGCCCTACTCTTTATTTTTATTTATCAATAGCCATTTTTTTATTCTTTTTTTTGTTTCTGTACTTTTATATTTAGGACCAAGGTATATAGAATTAAATTTAAATTTTCTAGTGTCTTTTGTGTTATCATAATAATAATATAAAGCTGCCCCTAATGATTGACTAGCATCATTTGCAATGGGGTCAATAAATAAATTTATATTTTTAAAAGTATTTTTGATAGCACTATTTCCTAAAATATTTAATGCACACCCACCAGAAAATACTATATTTTTATTATTTGTATTATTTAATATATATTTTATTTTTTGTATGAATATTTTTTCCAATGCTTTTTGTAAGGCAAAAGCATAATTAGCTCTGTACTCAAAAGAATTATTTTTTAATTTTAAATTATTTTTAATATCTAATGTTCTATTGTTTTTAAAAACATTCATGTTTGCTTCATTGTTAAAAAGTATATTGGGGACATTTTTTGATATTTTTCCGTAGGAAGATAAACCCATTGTTTTTCCACCGTCCAATCTATTAAAGCCTAAATATTCAGAAGAACTTCCATACATAACCCCTATATCTAATCTATGGCTAATATCTAATTTAAATTGTTTAAAATTATTTTCTAATAAATCCGTATTACAGTAATGATGTCTATTAGGA